TATGGAGAGTTTAGAGAAGTTCCATATGAAAAATTATTTGATAATTTGAATATGTCTTTTTATGTAGATAAAAATATGTATGTTAAAAGAGTATTCGACAACTGGATGGAAGCTATTCAAAATCCAGAGACCAGATCATTCAACTATTACAAAAACTATACTACTGGAATGGATATTGAAGTGCATGACATGATGGATCGTATAACATATGTTGTGTCATTGTTTGAGTGTTATCCTAAAACAATTGGACCAATACAGTTAGATTATTCTAGCAAAGATGTTATGAAAATGACTGTGACAATGCAGTATAAGTATTGGACAAGTGCGCTACATTCACAAAACGATAATCCTGAACCTCAAGTAGAGGATCGTCCAGCGTCAGTAGATAGATTCATGAATTTTGAAGATGATATTAACCCTATTTTTGGTATACAAGATAACGAAGTTTTACCAGAAAGACAATTAGTTGATACAGGAATTGTAATAGTAGATGAAGAGGACTGGTAATGAAAATTGATGATAACCTTTCAGAAGTGTTTGATTTGGCTCCAATGCCAAAGCCAGATTTGTCAGTTTCTGAAACCCCACCTGAGCATAATGAGAAAATTGAATCTGATTATGAGGTAACTAGAACTAATCTTAGAACACTGCTTGTGACTGGACAAGAAGCATTAATGCAAGCACTAGAAGTTGCTAAGCAATCTGAACACCCACGAGCATTTGAAGTAGTGGGAAACCTTATGAAACAACTGGCTGATGTTAACCAACAACTTATGGATCTACACCAGCAAAAACAAAAATTAGATGAACCATCTAAGGCTGAAAAGGCTAAACAGGTTACCAATAATGCTATCTTTGTTGGTAGCACAACTGAGTTGAATAAACTTATTAAGACTATGACTAAAGGAGACACTAATGGCATTACCATTAAATAATACACCAGTTTACAATCTGGACATCCCATCAACAAAACAAACTATTAAATATCGCCCATTTCTAGTAAAAGATCAAAAAGCACTGATGTTGGCTCAACAGAGTGAAAGTCAGAAAGTAATGGTCGATACTTTAAAGTCTGTGATTAAATCTTGTGTAGCAGATCCTATCGATGTAGATTCTTTGGCGATGTTTGATCTGGAATATATCTTCACACAGCTAAGAGCTAAGTCAGTTGGTGAAACAGTAGATCTAATCATGTCTTGTGATGAAGATCATGGTGAACAGAACAAATTAGCTAAAGTTAAAATGTCTATAGATTTAACTAAAATTGAAGTAGAAGCATCGCCAGATCATACCAATAAGATTAGCATGTGGGGTGATGTTGGTGTGGTAATGAAGTATCCTTCTGTAGACATTATCAAGAAATTTGAAACGATCGACAACAATGATACTGAAACTGTTTTTAACATTATCACTCAGTCTATTGATTACATCTATGATGGCGAAGAAGTATATCACGCCAAAGAGCAGACTAAAGATGAACTTTTACAATTCGTAAATAATCTTACAACAGAGCAATTCCAAAAGATCCAAGGATTTTTTGAAACAATGCCAAAATTAAAATATGATGTCCACTATAACTGTCCTGTGTGCAGTAAAGCACATACAGTTAGGTTGGAGGGAATGGACAGTTTTTTTTAATAAACCTTTGTCATGATAATCTGACGAATTACTATAAGATGAATTTTGCGTTGCTACAATATCATAAGTATTCACTTGTAGACATTGAGGATATGATTCCATTTGAAAGAGATGTTTATATTCACATGTTAATGCAATACTTAGAAGAAGAAAAACAAAGAATAGAGAGTAGACAATAATGCAATCAGTACTAGAACAACAAAAATCTAACATAGTGCAATTTCCAAAAGCATTCACACCAACAGCAAATTCTGGTGGTGGAGGAGGAGATTTAACTACTGTAGTTAAGGATCTAATTTCTAGTATTAAAAAATTGACAGGAGCAATCGTTGGTCAGACAAAGGTTCAATTACAATTAGTTCCAAAAATATCAAAACCAGAATTACCAAAAGTTCCAGAGGTTATGGGTGGTAAACCTGGATTCTTAATGACTGCCGAAGACAAGATTCGTGAAAGAGCATCAAGAATTGAACCAACTGCGTCAATGGATAAAGTTGAAAAGAATAAAGAAGATTCAGGTTTAAACTCATCTTTAGAATCTTCGGTTGAGGATGAAAGATTCCGTGATAAACAGTTAGGTCTATTAATTAAGATTGAAGAAAATACCAGAGGTGGTGGTGAAAAAAGTTTAGCTGAAAAGGAACCAAAACCTGGAGATGGTTTTGGTCTTGGCACTATTGGAACAATTATTGCGGTAGCTGCAGGAACTCTTGCAGGATTAGTATCAGCGTGGGTTAAGACAGTTAAGTTCTTTGTCAGTGGATTTGCAAATGGTATAAAATATCTTGGTGAAGTTTTTCCAAAACTAGGAAAAATAGTCACAGCCATTGAAACAACATTTATGTCATGGGTAAATGGTATAAAAGGAGTATTCTCTTCTGTTGTTGGTAAATTTGCTTCAATGTTCGAAGCAGCAGTGGGATTCTTTAAAGGTATCTTTGGTGAGGGTTCAATGATTGGCAAGGTCATCACCAGTATAAAAACAGCTGTCACTGGATTCTTAGAGCCAATCATGGCAGGATTTAGAACAATTGGCGAAGCTAGTGGACCAATTGGTAAAGCAATGTCATTTGTAAAAAATGCTGTAAGTAACTTTATGGGATTCTTTTCTGGAATCGGAACACAATTAGGGACTTTTGGAAAACTGTTTTCTGCGGTTTCTGGTGTAGTCAGTAAAATAGCATATCCATTAATGATTATCATGTCTGTATGGGATACAGTTAAGGGTGCGCTTGCTGGCTGGGAAGAAGGTGGTTTCGTCGGAGCAATTGGTGGAGCAATCAAAGGACTATTCAATGGATTAGTATTTGGTGTACTCGATATGATTAAGGGTGGTATTTCCTGGATTGCTGGCGCATTGGGATTTAAGAAAGTAGAAGAATTCTTAGACTCGTTCTCTTTTGCGGACATGTTCTCTGCGTTTGTTGATGCTGTTTTGTTTATCCCTAAAAAGATTCAAGAGTTTATCATGAGTCCAATTGAGACAATGAAAAAGCTGGGTGAAACTGTAATGGGTTTATGGGAACCTATTAAACAATTAATGGGAACTCTTGCTGATGCATTGATGTTTATCCCTAACCAACTATTTGGATTAATTAATGACTATATTGTCACTCCACTAACAGAAGTGTTTAAACCAGTGGCAGATTTCTTTAAAGGAATTGCAGAACAAGTTATGGGATTCTTTGAAGATTTTGGAATACCAGAAATGGGATTCTCTGTCTTAGGTAAAAAAGTCTCTATTGGTCCATGGTATCCATTTAGACCGAGTGAAGGTACTAAAAGAGTCAGCAGTGACACTTCTATGTCAAGTTCTTCGAGTGCTGCTGGCGAAACATCTACAATGTCTCAAAATATTGTATCATCTGGGGCTGATGCTATACGAAACCCTGATGGCACTGTCAGATATGAAAGAGATAAAACCAGCGTTTTAACTACTGGTGAACGAGTTGTAGATGGTAGAGCAACATTTAGAGAAGACTTTGCTCAATTTGATCCAAAAACTGGTAAGGCTATACTTGCAGGAGATGCTGCTGGTCCAGAAGGACAAAGAGAAATTAGTACTCGTGCGTTCAGACAAATTAAAGCAAATGCAAAAGCAGGTGGTAATAACGAAGCAATCGCTGAGATTGTTAAAGAAGATGATGCATATCAAAAATTAAGTTTCTGGGACAAACGAAAAGTTGATGTTGGTTATGCTAAAGCCAGTGATCTTCTGGCTGCTTCTTCTCCAGCAGAAACACCTACTGCTCAGAGAGTGTCACAGCAATCTGCTGATAATTCTGCTGCTAAGATGGCTCCACCACCAGCACAATCTACTAGTGTTGTTAATGCTCCTGTTACTAATACAAATAACACTAGCAATAATGTTATCAAAGCACCTATTAGAAATAGAGAGTCAACTCAAACAAGGTATCTAGAAAACAGATACGCATAAAAAAAGGGATCTTTACGATCCCTTTTTAATTTAGCAAGGAAGATTAATCTTCTTTAGCAATCTTCTGGAAGTAACTCATCACATCATCATCTTCATCTTCCATTCCCTTCGGAGTAGGTGCTGGCTTAGAAGCAATCTTAGGTGCTTGAGCAACTGGTCGATCTTCTTCAGCGATCTCTGCAGCAGACTTGCTAGCAAAAGTGTCTCCTGACAAAACATCATTCAGTTTTTTCTTCAACTCATCATAAGACTTAAAGTTCTTGCGATCAATAAACTCAGCCAACTTATACTGAGAATTAACAATCTTCAGCAAGGTTTCTTCGTTGTCAGAAACAGCAATAGGGTCACTGAAACTAGACTCATCATAGTTTGCGTAACCATCTTTCTTACGCATACGCAGTTTGAAGTTAGCACCTTCCCAAAGATCAAAGACATTGACAGGTTTCTCGTCTTCAAAAGTAGGACGAGCCTTATCCATAATCTTGTCAAAAATCTTCTTACCAAATTTCCACAAGAATACTTTACCTTCATTCTCAGGATGCTTAGGATCTGATACAATCAGAACATTGGCAATGAAAGAAAGTTTACGCTTTTGCTTACGAGCGATTTCTTTGTTGGCTTCAGAACCAGAGTTCCAGAGTTGAGTGTTCAACTCACCAACAGGGTCATTCTCACCAAGAGTGGTTAGAGAATTTTCGATGTACCACTTGCCAGTTGGACCTTGGAAGCCATGGCTAAAGATACGAACCCAAGGAAGTTCATCACCTTCTACACGAGGTAGGAATCGGAGTGTAGCTGTACCATTACCAGCCTTGTCACCTTCGAGACGCCAGAAGCGATCATCGTTGTAAGACTTCTTTTCGGTTTGGGGATTGGCGATCTTGTCGAATTCTCCAGAGATTTTAGAGAAGTCAGTTGAACGCATTTTGCGGAGTGCTTGAATATCCATCGTATTTTCCTTTGTATAAAAATGTATTACTTTGTATTAGTATTGTGTTGTATAGAAATCTCATCATTTAGTTCAATGTCGTCATCAAAGTCTTCATTGTTTAAATCATAATCTTCTTCAACCCAACTATTTAGCGTTCTCATACCACCAGTTTTTTTATTGTTGGCATGTCTGGCAGTTTTACCTGTACGCTTACCAGAACCCTCATCATCAAAATCTCTTGATGATTTATAATATGTCTTGCCCATGATTACTATGCAACTTCTTCCAAGAAATGATCAAAGATCTTCTTAATCTTAATTATATCGTATTTAACGAACCCAGTCAACTTTGTAATTCTTCTTAAATCATCATCCCATATATACCTCACCGAAGTATTTAGTTTCCATTTTTCAATAATTGGATAGAGATCGTCAATAATTCTAAGAGTTTCAATTTTAATTTTACCACCAACGAACAGTTTTAATGCAACAGGGTATTCGCTATCTGTAAAATTAAACAATGATGTATGTGTTAGTTTATTTATCTCAATATGAGTTAATAAAGTTGCTAAATCGTCTACAAAAATCTTGGTTATGCTTTGCTTTCTTCGCAACCATTCAGTATAAACTTCATCTGCTTCAGCGCCAGCATAAATGGCAGTATCATTTCCATATGCAAAGTTAGCAACAAAGAACTGGATGATGTCTTTATCATTATCATGTTTTCTTGCTAACTTCTCAAATATATATCTGTCATTCCTAGCATTAAATGCTTCACGAGTTCCCTTAACATTTCCTCTGTTTTCAAACACATTGAATTTATCAGTTGTGAAATGAAGTTTAATCGCTAGGTAATAACGATATGCTTTAAATCCGTCCACTTCGTTTCTTCCTGCATTCTTCTTTTGCTTTGGGTGGTATATCTGGTGATATTTCTACCCAAGTACAGTCGATTCTAACAGTTCTATTTTCTTGTTGTGAAATAACATAAAAGAGAGAACCCATTATACCAACATACACTAATGCTGGTATAACCAACCAAATATATTTAAACATCTAACTGTGCTTGTTTGGGAAGGTAGTTCAACTCACGAAAGTTCATCTCAATTTTATCTTTCAATGACTTGCTGATTAGTTTGGCAACATCATCGGGTTCAAGATAATTTTCTTTGCAGTATTCCAACACAGCGTCCATGTAACTTAGTTTAGTCTCACGAACCATCTGCTCAATATGCAAAGAAAATTCATTGGCTGTCTTAAACATATTGTTCTCGTTTAATGTAGTACTCTAAATTTCGTAATTCTTGATTGATCTTGGAATATTCGTCAAACTTAGATCGATATAGTTTCCAGATAGGTGTGTCTGTCTTTTCTGGATCCATCTTTCGGTCAAACTTTTCCAAGTACTTAGAAAAGAATTTATCTAATTTCATTTTTTGCAAAAGTAGTTCTTGCTTTTTGTTCAGTAACTCATTCATTATTATACTCTCTTTATTTTTGCAAGACAAACTTTTTGAGAACCTCATTAGCCTCAGTGAAGTCGCCCTTATCCAGATACTTCTCAATAAGATCTTCAGCCCAAAGATGAGTCTTCGATTCTTCACCAGCAGTCGTATACATGCCAGCGAGAGAAATTGGATTCAAATATACAAATGATGCACCTTCCATATTCGGGTTAACTGTATATGTATAGGTAATGTTACTATAGTCTTTTTTCGGTTCCATATCATCTCCTCATAGTTGCGATATCTTTTGCTTCTTCATCACTAAAAATTGGCACTGCGTTAGACTTATGCATGGTACCAATTCCAATAATTTTATTTCCAGTATATACTTTCTGGACTGGCTTAGTACAAGCACCACCAGTAAATGGAAGACTTGGAATCTTAGGTGTCTCTCGACAAGCAGGTTTCCCAAGTGAGTACACATCACGGAGTTGTTGCACTTTGGGTTGAGCAACAGTCTTTGTGGCATACTTCTTTAGCATGGTTTCCCATGATGCTTGCAACTCTCGCTGCTTGGCATTCGGTTTCTTCTTCTTTTTTGCAGAAGATGATTTTACATAGATGAACATAGTGTTATTATACCCTAATAAATGTTGCATGTCAAGCAGTAACTACGAATCCTGAAACATCCTTCTTGGCTTTACCTTTGGCTTTGAGACCAACGATAACACCTTTAGGATCCAAGAAACGCAGATCAGTTTCATCGCCATTAATAACTGGACGACCGAGATATGTCTCTGGCACTTTGTGAAATACAGCTGCAACATTCATGCCATTTGACATTGCAATACGAACATCCATATCGTTGCCATCTGCTTTAGAGAAAGTCAGGTGGTAGTTAGGGATGTGTTTGACTTTACGATTATTTACCTTAGTGTAGTCATAGAACTGCACATCAGGAAACATCTGAAAGATGTTTTTGCCATCTTGCACTTCGTACTTCTCCCACGAGAGATCTGAAGTGCCATTAAGACGGAAGACAGGAATTAGTCCTTGTTTTTCTGCTTTCTTAATCGTCTTACGAATTTCAACAAGCAACTCAAGAAGAAATGCTGGGCGATTTTCGAAGAATGCTTTGGTCTTACGAATTCGTGCTTGCTGAATCACATTAGTGGTTTCACCTTTCTTGAAGATGCCACCACGACCAGCAGTGTTCAAACATGCAGCTGTGCAACCAGCTGTTCGTTTAGGACAAACTTCTTTACCAGAAAGTGTCGCAGGTGCTAGGTGAAGTACAGAAGACAGATAACCTTTCTTCTCACCTTTAAGCAACTTTGGATTGCCAACAGTCAATAGAGTCATAATATATCCTTACTTGAAAACAATCAGAGCCAACAAGATGCTGTTAAAGAAAAATCCTAATGCATTCGATACGATATACAGCGTATCTTTCTGCACTATTGCTCTAAACAGAAACAACATCAAACCAGTCCAAACTAGAATCACCATACTGATAGGTGGAACATTGTTGGAGTAACCAAGAATCACCCCTAAAGTTGTCGGGAGAGTCGCACCATGAATCAGTACCATTCCAACCCAACCACTCAGGGAACCTAACTTTTTAATTGCTTTTTCATTTATCATACAGTTATTATACATGAATATGCAATTAAAGACAACACCTTTCTGGATGGAAAAAACCCCTGTAAATTCAACAACTTACAGGGGTCTAATAACCTTCAAAAAATGAGGGTTATTTCTTTGGTGTAGAGACTCCACTGCTTGTATGTGATGCTCCATAAGCCACACATACTGTATCTCGTTCGTTTGCATACGCACAGCGAACTGCAACTGGATCAATTCCCTTAACAATGGCAGATTCAACATTTCGTTCAACAGACTTTAATTCTGAGTATTTGTAAAATGTAGTAGAGCCGATTAAAGAACAAACAGCTAGTGTCACACAAACCGTAAAAACATGATCATTCATAATTATTCCTTTTAGTTTACCAAGTACCATCATCTATGACTCCTCGAATCCAAAATGGACCAAGAGCAATAAACACCAAGTGTTGTTTTGGATCTAGATCTGTATGTCCTTCAGTCACGAATCTAAATTCCCAATGATAAGGATTGATGGCAACACCCATCCACAATCCAGAATATTTAATATAGTTAAGAAAGGTCTTTAACTTCATCGCATAGTCCTAATTTTTTAGCCTCAAGTGGACTTAACCAAATGTCTTGTGGTGGCAATAGAATCTCTCGAATCTTTGCTTCAGACAATCCAGTACATTTTTTGTAATGACTAATCATCTTCTTAGTGGTTAAATCAAACTCTTTGACTGTTGCAAACAATTCGTGTTCTTTACCAAAAGCACCCCATGAGTATTGATGACTCAGAATGGAAGTATTTGGTGTAAGAATACGCTTTCCCTTTTCTCCAGCAATGAAAATCATTAGTCCAGCTGAAGCGATCTGTCCTAATCCAATAGTACGAATCGGTATAGCTGAACCACGCATAGCATCAATCAGTGCAAATGCTGCATTCAAATCACCACCTGGAGATGTGATAATCAAATTCATTAAATCTGGTCGCTCTTCAGCGAAGTTCGCTTCAAAAACCCATTCAACTGCTTGCTTGGCACTAGCCAATGTAACTTCTTCCATTAATAAAAAGAAAGAGTGTTGAGAAGTTTCTTCTTTCAGTTGTAGGTTTAGTTTTTGCATCATTATTATCGATCACTTTCTTTATAAAAAATATGTCTACCAATTACGGTAGTCTTGTCAAGTTTCCAACGAGGGTTTACATAATCAGCATGATAAAACAATGCTCCATGTGTAATGTCTGTTAGATTTTCATAATTAGCATATACATAGAGAGCAATGTTTTGTGCTTCTTCGTATAATCTACTACTGGTTATGTGTTTCTTTCCTTCACAGAACCAAGAGAACTGACATGTAGAGTTTACCTTTTGTTTCACTACAGAGCAAATATCTTTTGGATATCTTGGGTCTTGCACTCTATTAAGAGTCACTAATGCAACAGCGACACGACCATCCGTTGGTTCCCATCCTGCTTCATAGTAAATGTTTTCAGCCAAACAGTCAATTTGTTTTCTGGCTTCTTTTGTTAGCTGTTTATATTCTATCTTTAAAATCTTATCTTCATGTTTGATAAGATTTGGTGCCACTACAAACAGTAGTGATAGTAAACATATTGTTAATAAAATGTATAATCGTATTCGCATACAATCTCCTTAATTAGTTAAAGAAAGACATGCGTGAGCATGCCTTTCCGATCCCATATCAGGTTGACTTTTTGCTATTAGTCTTTGTAGTATCTAAGGGGATGTTTGAAACAAAACCATTCAGCACTTGTGCTTTTGCAATGATTTCGGCTTCTGATGGATAAGCAGGAAATCCTGGATGATCAGGAATCGTGCCACCATTGATTTTAGCAGAATCGACTTTAGTTGTCCAGTCGTTGCTAATTTGTTCACGCTTACCGTAGTATTCATCGGACAGCATGTCTTTCGCCATTTTTAGTAGTTCAAGGCGAATCTCGAACGGGGTCATGTTACTCATGTTTTACTCCTTGTGTGTTATGAGTTGTGTGTAATGAAGGTTTTATTGGGATCCTTCAACCCACTGTGTAATTATTTAGGAATTACTTCTTTGCTGGCTCAGATGCCTTTGCTGCTGGCGCTGGAGCAGATGCTGCAGCTTTTGGTGCGTCAGCTTTCTTTTGAGTGTCAGCCTTCTTTTCGTCTTTCTTTGGTTCTACTTTCTTAGGAGTAGGTTTTTCAGACTTTGGAGCAGGAGGACATTTACCATTCTTGTCCTTGGTGACACAATTGGCTTCTTCTTTCTTTGCTTCTTCTTTCTTTGCTGGTTCAGCTGCGAAAGAAACAGTTGCAAATGCCAACATTACTAATGCGATAATTGATTTCATGATAGTTCCTTATAAAGTTAATACGATTTAT